TGCGCCTGCCCGTCGCTGAGTTGTCCCCGTACTACCGCAACGCCCACCAGGGCAACGTGGCCCGCATCCGCCAGTCCCTGCGCGAGCACAGTCAGTTCAAACCGATCGTGGTCAACCGCGGTACCCACACCGGCCGGCCCAACGAGGTGCTGTGCGGCTCGCACACCCTGCTGGCCGCCCGCGCGGAGGGGTGGACGGAGCTGGATGCGGTGGTGGTGGACGTGGACGACGACCGCGCCGCGAAGATCAACCTGGTGGACAACCCCCGGACCAACCACCCTGAGGACTTGGACTACGACGACCGCTTGCTGCTCGAACAGCTCGCGGAACTGGACGATCTCACCGGCGCTGGCTACGACCCGGGGGATCTGGACGACCTGCAAGCGCTCCTCGAGGAAGACCTGCCCCACCGCTCCCACGATGACTCCCCGCCCGGTGGTGGTGGAGGTGGGGGTGGCGCGGCGGTCACGGAGAACGTCCGCGCGCTGGTGCTGGCCTACCCCGGGCCGCGGTACGTGTGGGTGGTGGACAAGCTCGCTGAGCTGATCGGCTCCGGTAAAGCCGACAACAACGCGGATGTGATCCTGGCGCTTCTCCAAGAGGCCACCGGCGAGTCACCCCCGGACACCGATGAGTGACCCCCAAGTTGTCCCCCACCCGAGGGTTCTCACCCGCGCGGAAGCCACCACCCTGGTGGGTGATGATGTGCCGCCCGCTGAACCCACCGTCACCACCGCGACGATCGCGGTTGATGCGGACACGGGTGACCCGGTGTTTGGGTACCTGCCGTTGGGGGACGTGTCCGAGTTACGGCGCGCGGTGTTGGGGTTGGGGTTCGGGCCCCGCACGAAAAGCCAGTCCCGCACGTTTGGGTACTCGATCCGCCGTCCGGTGTACCGCCGGGAGGGGTGTTCACCGTCGATGCTCGCCGCGGAGCACCCCCCGGAGCACGCGGTGGTCTGCGGGTTCGCGGATCGTGTCGCTCAAGTGTTGGGGACGATTGACCCGGCGCTGGTGGTGGCGGGGCGGGACGCTGTTGCTGAGGTGCACACCGACTGGCGGATGGGCGAGTCGCAGCTGTGGACCAGTGGTGTGATCAACCAGTCCGCGACGTTGCCGTATCACCGGGATGCGTTCAATTTCCCGGTGTGGTCGGGAATGCCGGTGTTACGCAGGCACATTCAGGGCGGTTATTTGCGGATCCCGGAATATGGGGCGGTGATCCCGTGCCGGGATGGGTGGGGGGTGTTCTTCGCGGGGTTCCAGTTGGTGCATGGGGTGACCCCGATGGTGATGACCCGCCGGGATGGGTATCGGTATTCGGTGGTGTATTACGCGTTGAAGGGGATGCGGTCGTGTTTTGAGACCGCGCAAGAAACCGCGTACGCGAAACGCCGCCGCACTGAGCGTGAGCAGGACATGGCCCGGGGGTTGGCCAGTGGTGAGCCCACTAGTCACACGTTGCCCGGGGATCGACATGGTGGGTTGCGGTACATCGGGGGCCGTAGCCAGGGAGAGTTCGATGACCCGGGCGCGCGGATCCCCCAGGGTCGACCCGCCAGTTATGACCGGTCGTTCCTCACGAAGAAAGGCGGCTTGCGGATCATCGGTCTGCGAGGGCAAGGCACATTCGGTGACCCTGACACCGCGCGGCGTCGTGATTTGACCGGTGACCCCACCGCGATCGAAGACGCCTATCTCGCCGACGAAGGGGACAACCCGTGACCATCCGCCGGCAACCCGCCCACACCTATCGTGTCGCGATCCCGTCCTACCGCCGGCCGAAAACCCTGTCCGAGCGGGCACTGCCGCTGCTCCTCAACGGTGGGGTCGAACCCCGCCGGGTGCGGGTGTTCTGCCACGACAACGACCCGGATCTGCCTGCCTACCGGGATGTGGTGGCGACGTTCGGGGTGGAACTCGAAACCACCACCCAGCGGGGGATCACCGCGCAGCGCACGCACATCGCGGCGGCGTTCCCCCCCGGGACGCCAGTGCTGAACGTTGATGATGACGTGACCGCGCTGGAGCAGGCTCTTGACCAGAAAACCCTGCGCCCGGTGAAGAACATTGACGCGTTGGTGTTGGACATGTTCACCACCACCGCTGGCCGGGATTTGTGGGTGTGGGGTTTAGCGCCGGTGGTCAATGCGTATTTCATGCGCCCGGACCGGGTCACTGAGGGCCTCAAGTTCCTGATCTTCACGTTCTGGGGGTGTTTCTCCCGCCCGGGTCACCCCGTGCACCAGTTCACGGTGCCCTACAAAGACGAACACGAGTTGTCGTTGCGGGCGTGGTGGTGGGATGGGGCCACGGTGCGTCACGACGGGGTCGCGGCCCGCGCTAACTTCTACACCTTGCCCGGTGGGTGCCAGGCAGCTGGCCGGGATCACGCGCAGATCAGCGCGTCGGTGGATTCACTGTTGGCGCAGTGGCCGGGGTTGGTGCGGCGTAACCACCGCCGTAAGTCGGAGTACCCGGAGATTGTGCTCGCGGCGAAGAAACGCCACCGCGGTCACCCGATCACCACACCCCCACCCGGGTGGGCGGCGGCTCAGGGAAAGTAGTCGGTGTTGTCGGGGCACACCCCGGGTTTCTGGCCCTGGCAGTAGCCGGGCGGGTACCGGCCCCCGGAGGGGTCATGCGGCCCATCACTGGGGGTGGTGTCGCGGCACCCGGCGAGTAGCACCGCGGCGGCGACAACGGTCAGCACGGTTCTCATGTGCGGTACATCGTGGCCCACACCGCTGGTGTTACAGGAGGTGGTCCGGGTTGATCACCGCGATCTCCCCCACCGCGTGGGCCATGGCCCTCAACCGGCTGGACCCGCCCAAGACGGACGTGTTCGCCGCGCTGGACTACACCCCCACCCCCAAACAGCAGCTGTTCCACGACGCCACCGAGTTCGCGGTGCTGTTCGGTGGGTCGCTGGGTGGCGGCAAGACCATGGCCTTGACCGTTGAGGTGATCAAGGCGTGCATGAAGCACCCCGGGCTGCGGGTGGGGGCGTTTCGCCGCACGTACGGTGAGCTCAAGGAATCACTGCTCGCGGAGCTGGCGAACCTGTCCTACGCCCACGCGCTGGGCGCCCGGTGGGTGGGCAACGAGTATGAGCTGCGGTTCCCCAACGGCAGCGTGGCGATGTTCCGGTACGCGGAGTCCCTGGCTGACGCCACCCGACGCCAAGGTGGCCAGTACCAGCTGTTGGCCTTCGACGAGTTGACGTTGACCTTGCCTGAGGTGGTGTCGTTCCTGGAGTCCCGGCTTCGGTCCGGGCGCGCGGATGTGCCCGTGCTGGGGGTACGGGCCACAGCGAACCCCGGCGGACCGGGGCACGGTGCGGTGCGGAAACGGTTCATCGACGCCACCAACTACGGCACGAAAGTGATCCGGGATGAGCGTGCCCGCACGGTGCGGTTCATCCCGTCACGGATGGAGGACAACCCCCACCTGAACCCGGAGTACGAGCGTGACCTGCTCGCGCTACCGGAAGTGATGCGCCAGGCCCTGCGTGAGGGCAACTGGGACGTGTTCGCCGGGGCGATGTTCCCGGAGCTCAACCATGACAGGCACGTGGTGCACCCGGTGCTGCTGCCCGCTTCCTGGCGTCGGTACATCGCTGTGGACTGGGGGTACGCCAAGCCGTGGGCCGTGCTGTGGGGCGCGGTCGACGAGGACGGCCGGGTGTGGGTCTACCGGGAGTTGTACAAGGCCGGGGTGGGGGAGGCCCAGCAAGCCCAGATGATCCTGGCCGCGGAGGGCCCCACCGAGCAGGTGGCCGCGCGTTACGCGGATGACGCCATGTGGGCCACCCGCGGGGACGCCAAGCCCATCGCGGACATCTACGCGGAGAACGGGTGCCCCCTGGAACCGGCAGGTAAGGGCCCCGGCTCCAGGATCGCCGGCTGGCAGCGGATCCACTCCTATTTGAGTGAGGCCCCCGCGTGTTTGCACCACCGCACCCTGGGGTGGGACACGTGCCCCATGCTGCACGTGTTCACCCCGGTCACGGAGCTGTACCGGGAGTTGCGTGACCTGCCGCACGCCGTCAAGGGCGACCCGGAGGACGCGGACACCACCGCGTCGGACCACGCCGCGGACGCCCTGCGGTACTTGCTGCTCAACGTGGGCTCCGAGCCGCGGTTCCACTTCCCCCCGGATGAGACCACCGAGTTACGCAAGCTGGACCCTCAGGCCACCGGGTCGCGGCCACCGCAGCCGCTACCGGACACCATTGGTGGGTTCCCCGTGCTCAACGGGGCCAGCCCCTGGTGACAGGTCCACACCCAGGTACATGGCTGTCTTGTCCACCCCGAGGATCCGGGTCATCGCCGACAGGTACCAGTCGAATGGGTGCTGGCCTGGTGGCAGGTCCAGCGGCAGCCCAGTCCATTGGCCGATCTCCGGTTCGCTCATGCCCTTATTAGACGTCACACCGCGCCCCCCTTTGTCCGGTGCGCAACCGACCAGGTCAAGGGGGTCCGCTGTGGGGCTAGCCACGAGGCTGCGGGAGCTGGTGCGGGGACCGGACTGGGGTGGGGTGTGGGAGGCCACCGCCCCGCCGCTACTAGAACCTACTGCCAAGCAAGTACGACGCTCAGGTTTCGAGTACGGCATCCCCCTGGCCTCCGCGTCGATCAAGGGCGTGCAGATCGGGCACACCTCCGAACGCCAGCAGGTGCTCAACCAGCTCCACCAGCTGTACATGACGTGTGACTGGGTGAGTAGCTGCGTGGACGTGGTGGCCCGCACCGTCACAGCTGGTGGGCTGCAAGTCGTCGCGGACACCGACGAGGACAAGGAAGGGGTGGAAATCCCCCCCGATCCCCCGGAGATCACCCGACTCAAGCGGTTGATGCGGTTCGTCAACCCGCGTGAGGACATGGTCCAGTTGCTGCGCAACGTGGTGACGGACCTGCTGCTGTTCGGGGACGCCTACCTGGAGATCGTGTCGCTGCTGGGTGAGCCGATCGCCCTGTACACCCTGGATGCCACCACCATGACCGTGCTGTCCGATGACCACGGTGAGGTGCTGGGCTACCACCAGGACGTGGACGGTGTCCGCACCGCGGACTTCACCCCCCAACAGGTGGTCCATTTCTCCATGGACGCACCCCGGGGTGGCTTGTACGGGGTGGGCCCAGCCCAGAAGGTGCTGCTGCCCGCGACGACGTGGTTGTTCGCGATGGCCACGTTGAAGGAATGCTTCCGCCGGGGTGACCCGCCGCGTATCCACGTCGACTTGGGGCATTTCTCCGACACTGACGTGCAGCGGTGGCGTGAGCAGTACATCGTGCACAACTTGGGCCCCAAGGCGGTGGGCACCCCGGTGCTGACCACCGGCGGTGGTGGTGTGCAAGTCCTGGACCAGCACAAGGTCGCGGACTACTTGGAGACCTGCCGCACCTTGCGGGATGAGATCGTGTCCGGGTTCGGCGTCCCACCGTCCAAGGTCGGGATCATCGAGTCCGGGAACCTTGGCGGTGGCACGGGGGAGGCCCAGGACAAGACGTTCCGGGTCAACACGATCATCCCCATCTCGGCGATCATCCTGGAGAAGCTGAACTACCACCTGGTGCAGGTGGGTTTCAAGGTCGTCGACTGGCACCTGGAGTTCTCTGAGATCGACTACCGCGACAGTGAAGTGGTGGAGAAGATCCGGGACATGCGCCTGCGCAACGGGTCCTACACCCTGAACCGGTACCGGGATGAGATCGGTGAGCCGGCCGTCGACGGTGGGGATGACGCGGTGATCGTGGACCGCCAGAACATCGTGGTGTGGTCCGATGTGCCCGCGATGTCCAAGGCCGGGATCGCGAACAAGGCCGCGGCGTTGGTCAACGCGCACGTGCAGGGCTACATCCCGGGCATGCCTGACGCGGAGGAGCCCGAGCCGCCACCGGGGCTGCCCCCCGGGGTGGTGCCCCAGCTGCTGGATCCGCAGGACAAGCCCGGGGGGGCCAAGGACGCCACCCAAGGCAAGCAAGACCCGCAAGGCAACGCCCCGAAGGAAGACGCACGCCGGCTGATGCGCGCGTGGGAGCACGCCTACCGGGCGCGCCGTGCCAGGGCGTTACGTGAGCTACCCGAAAGAGAGAAGGTGGGGGTATGAGCGGTGTGACCACGGGGACGGCCGGTCCGCTGGTGGTAACCCCCACCGTGGGGGAACCGCTGGCGACCGACCCAGAGGGGGAGGTGGCCGGTCGCCAGCGCCTCCATAGTGTGCTTACCCGCTGGGCCGGGCGGGTAGCAATGGCCAGGAGGGTTGACCTGGATGGCATTGAGCAATGGGAGGTAGACCATGGACAGGGGACACCCCACCAGGGCGTCTGATGTGACCCCTTTGATCCGTAAGCAGGTCGGGTGATGGCCAGCAAGGCGGCTCGCGCCGCGGTGGGCCTGTCCGTGGCCGGCGCGGTGGTGTACCTGGTCGGGTTGGTGCTGGGCTGCTGGCACCGGGGTGTGGCTCGCGCGCTGGATGACAAGCTGGTGGACCTGGCCGGCGGCCCCGGACCGCGACAGTAGTAGCGGGACCGTCTGGGTGTTGGCTAGCCTGATCGGTGCGGCACCCTCCCCGGGTCGGATGACTCGCCCAGGCCGGGAACGGAGCAAGCGAGACCGGTGTGGCGCCGTAGGTGTTTGGCGGCACCTGGGCAAGCTGACAGGCGGACGCTCGGTTTGGTGGGGCGGGAGGTGTGCGGGACTTGTTCCCGCTAACAGCACCCCCGCCCCCTTCGCTGTTGCTAGATGGTTTCCACCGGCACCCCGGATCTCCATGTAGGTGTCCACGGTGGGCAG